GATATCACAAGCAAAAGTAGGAATTATTTTTCACACAACATACACAGGTGAATCATTGGGAGAAATGAACGCCCAAGCAGGCGCAGATATATCTTCGTTCGTTAAAACTAACGATGTATGGTATGACAACGCCACTTATAAAAATGTTTCGGGCTCGGCCACTTTTACAGCATCTGAATCTAAAAGTTTTGCCAGTGGTATCCAAACACTAAAAAAACTTTTGTCAAACGTTCCACAAAATTTATCAGCCATGTTATCAACCAACAAAGAGTTCATTCCGATGTTCCAGATGTTTATAAACTCAGAAGTCAAACAAGGACGTTTGCCTGATAACGTCAATCAATTTCTAAAAGGTTTTCAAGAATTCTATGTTGCAAGAATGAATCAACAAATGGCTGGACTGAAAGCACAAAAGGCCATTCAACTAAGACAACAAAAAATGAAACAGATGCCGGCATTTATGAACACAATAAAAAAACCATTACAGGCCATGCTGACTTTTTACAAACAAGTACAAATACTAAAAGCAGAAGCACTCCAAAAAATGAACCAAGCCATGCAGGTTGGCACATTTGCTCAGACTGAGAATGGTTTGGAAGTCACAGACCCGGAAGGTTTTGTTGCTGTTGGATCAGACGGTGGTGCAGTCAAATTAGTGGACAGGCTCACATTCTCAAGAAGAAACTTGAGTGCCATCAAAAAATTTGATAAAACCCAATAAGGTTTTGTTTATTTCATTCTGTAGAGCAGATCTATTAAAAAAATGTTTTGAATTGTGGTCTCTGATAAGTGTTGACTCTTTGTATAACTCTTCGGCTTTCTGATCTTTCAAAAACTTACACAACTCAACAATGGCATCAATTCTTTTATCACTGTCATTTTCTTTATCATAACTCTCGTCGAACAAGGTACTGAAAGTTTTAAATCCCATCTCATTTAACTCCTGTAGATAATTTGGTTTGCTGTGTACTATGAATATCTGTTTCATTAATATGGGTTTCCATATTTTTTCTGTTATGAATGTCTCACCAAAGTCGTGTGTTTCCGAAACTATATTGTAGGAAGAATGATTGTACGGAAGTTCATAGATGTCTCTATCTTTTCCGTACTTTGGATAATTGTTGACATCCACCCATGGTAATTCATATTTTGGATCTAAGTTTTTGTTTTCGCTAAGGAAACTGTACAAACTATCGGCCAATAATCCCTCTGACTGTAACTTTTTAAACAGTTTTATCCTGTGAGGTCTTTCCTGTTTGTTTAGATAAAAAAAATCAAATGTTTTTTTTGAATGATCTATGTCAAATTTCTGATCTTTGTACCTTTCAAACATCATCCACCAAAACCAACTTGATCCCCCGGTCCAGTAGGTATATCTGTTTTCTTCTATGAGGATTTTTCTTAATTGCTTTATGATTGTGTGCTTGGACTCCCAGGGATTTGAAATTATTATAACAAACTTGTTTTTGACAAGATATTCGATTCGATCGTACAAGTCTTTCCAATAAAAATCATTTTCCCATAATTTGTAGTTTCCTATTCGATGATCTATCACAGCAAACTTTCTTTTATACTTTTTTAAATCATAAGAGGGTATGGAGTACCAATCACCAGTGCATTCAAATGTTTGATCATTCAACGAATGCATATCGATAAAAGATTGTAACTGTTGATGGTTTCCAGTCTTGAGTATATCGGTTAATATTAAGTTGTGTTCCATTTTACGGTAAATATTTCTATGTTAATGCCCTTCATACAGTATGTATCTGAAGCAAGAGTGGTTCGAAGACAAAACGACCTACAACGCTTCACGTTTCAAGATATACAAGAGCGTATATATCTAACATTTTTGGGTTTGTCTCTACTAAAAAATATCAACAACGAAGGAAAACAGTGGGCAAAAATGTATGCTCAAAGCACACTGACTTATGGTGATTTTAAAATCGTGAGAACATCAGGAAACGATTTATACAATATGCTATCGGTCGTGGATGGTAAAGAAGACATAGTCAAAAAATTGAGAAATCCAAAACAGGCAGAGGCGTTGAGACAAAGGTCCACCTTGCCGATACTGGCTGTGAAACGTTACCTAAGGAAATTGTCTGATGATTATGACTTCCTCACAAAATTAGAAAACACACTCAATATCAGCAATGTCGAATACAAAAACCTACGTAGAAGCATCAGTGATTATTCAAATCTCAAAAAAACAGATAAGAACAATGTCAATCACAGAATGGCAAAACTATTACAAAATAAATTACACGCCACAGATATAACAAAAAAAATAAAACAACTGCTGGGACAATGAAACACATAGGTGCAATATTAGGTCCCCCGGAAAACTATTACAACAAAAAGTTTGCATGGATACCAACACGTTTAAAAAACGGATCGTATGTTTGGCTCACCGATTACATGGAAAAAGAAACCACCTGGCGTTGGTACAAAGGAGCACCCGTGCTATATAAAATCAATATCAGTATGCATGAAGCCATGCTGGAAGGATTGAAAGAAATAAATCATAAAAGATATCACACCAAGTCACATTATCAGGCATGGGAAGATGATTACATGGGCAGAGATTAAATGAAAAAAGCAAAATGTTTTAGATGTGCTTGTGATACACACTGTGGAAATGCTTGTGCCAACTGTGAGAATTGTGATCATTGCGACTGCTCCAACTGCCTTCAAAAAGATAATGTATATCCGACAGGCAAAGACTTTTGGGTGGCATACAATGGTCAACATACCCAACCCACATTCGTCAAGGATGCCGGTGATGGACAATCTGAACTGAGAAGAGAAGCCTACTCACACATCAAAAGTTGGAGAGGGTGCATAGACGCAGGAGCCAATGTGGGTATGTGGACACGAAACCTAATGAAAGATTTTGAGATAGTACACTGTTTTGAACCCAACCCGATATTTGTGGAATGTTGGAAAAAGAACATACCTCATGACCAAAATGCCATCTTGCATGAAGTTGGACTGGGAGATGTTGAGAGCACGGCCACCTTCCACGAACCACTACACCAAATGCTTGATCGTACTCCTGGTAGCATACACATCAAGACCCTGGACAGTTTTGAACTGACCAACATCGATTTCATAAAGATAGATGTGGACGGATACGAAGACCTGTTAATGAAAGGTGCTGTGGAAACTGTTGCCAACAACAGTCCTGTGATCAACATAGAAATGAAAAGAGCAAAAAGACCACACGTGGTGCGAGTAGCAGAAGACATATTGAAAAAACTGGGTTATAAAATCAAAAAACGTACCAGAAGTGATGAAGTTTGGTTAAAATCATTATAATACAGCATAAATTACCATAGTTTACCATAAATAATTGCAACGTGTCACCGGAGCGGTGACTCGCCATTAACGAAGAGAAAAAAGGAGAAAAACAATGGCTTCAATAACAAACAATGCAAAAGCAAAAGCAGGTACTGGTGTTGCTGGACGAACTAGAATCATCAACCTTGCTAAAACAAACATGACGCAAACTGAATTGGATGCGGCATTATTATACCTACAAGCAGGTGACGTTTCTGGAACAAACGACGCACATACAATCGCTGGTGTATCAGTTCTTACTGAAAGCGGTGTGTTCACAAGTGGAACAACTGACGCTGTACAAGTAGCGATACAAGGAACAGGCGCTTTCACGGCGGCTTCAGACTTTGGTACAGGCTCGACTGGTATAACATCATCATTAATTGCAGATTTCGTGCAATAATTATTAGTTGAATATACTAACAGAAAGGGTGAGCATTTATTTGTTCACCCTTTCGTCTTTTGTAAATACCTTGTAAACATCATGCACAACTTTTGTATCATAACTTTGGTGGACATTGGTAATCCCGGGAACACAACATTACCTTTTCCCTTCACCTCCTCCACAGGAGTGTTGGTGGATAGCAAAGACACACTGGAAACTGTGAGATTGCAGAAAGCCAATTTCGTCACGGTGCAACAACTGATACAGTTGAGGGCCAACGTGGATTGGGACCACGATCCTGTAAAACAATCAGTTGATCTAAAGGAGTTCCATTTTGGATCTTTCTACAAAGAAGGCAAACAGAACATATGGTCCTTCACATGGAGAACCGAGCAGACTGGTGCTTACAGTGATGGCGATAACGAAGTGGCTGGATTGATAACAGATTTTGACCTGATACCAACACACGGCTTTTTACAGGAAACAGTCACATTTCCGGCCAATTGCTTCAACACACGAGATACAAAATTTAAAAATACATACTTTATTGATATAGGCCCGACAGATAAATAATAGTATATTAGGCTCAAATAGGCAGATCAACTTCTCAAACAGGCAACAAAAACTGCATCCATATGGATGCGAAAAAGAGAACTATTATGAGTGATTTAGAAAAAACAAATTTGGAAGCACACGTGGACCTTTGCGCCGAAAGGTATAAAGGCCTACACGATCGCCTGTCGTCAATTGAACTGGCATTGAAAAGAATCAACGACGACTTGTTGAACAATCACAAGAGTTCCAATAAAACTTTGATCATGACCGCGGGTACCGTGGTAGCAGGATTACTATCAACGATTGTTGTGATCCTGATGAAGATGCCCTCATAGAATTCAAACTTAAACTTTAAAAAATGTTCATACAATTATCTCGATATGCTCGAGTCTACATAACACAAAGACAAATTGCTTTTATAAAAAAATATAAAAGTAAATTACCAATCCTACAAAGCAACCTCGATGTGGAAGACATAGAAACTGCAAGGATATTGGCCAGCAAGGGTGCTCTGGTAAGAAAAAAACTTGTTGATGATACCCAATATGCATTAAATAGAAGCATACGTTTAGTTAAGTAGTATGAATTTCTATGGCAAAAAAAATTGTTGATAATAAAAATGAGATACTTGAGAGTCAAATAAAATCCTACAATCTCAAGAACAAATTAAATGAACTGGCCAAAAACGACGAAAAGCAAAGACCTTTTCGACATTTACCAAAACAGTTTTCCAAAGGTATCTTAATTGGTAATATCGCAATCGTCCCCAAGAAGATAGATCCAACCAGATATGTTTATGTGATAGCGGACATGACACAGGCAAAGATTTTGTATGACAGTATTTTCCTCAAACAGACTGCCATATTGGTTGCACATTATCTGGCAGATCAAAAAAACATACCTTCTCAAATATTAACATTGGATGAACAATTCGCATCAAAACTATTTGATATAAAGAACTTCAAGAGGTTCTATAAAATGGCAGTCAAAGAAAACGATGACGACAAGGAGTTTGTTTATTCTAACAAATTGATAGAGACCAACAGGCGAGCAGACGAGATAAAGTCAGAAATACATCAAATATTCGATCACACATTTAGGTTTTTAAATGATTATAATGATTATAAATAACAGTAAATATATATTATCATGGCTACTAAAGTAACATATACATTTATTATACCTGTTGGCAAGGTAAGATATTTCAAATCTAGTCCTCAACTAGAAGAGTTATGGCGAACCTATTGTTTAACAACCATAGACACAAAAGTCACAACAACAAAAGAAGTCACTAGCATGGATGGTGCAAACAAGTTCGTATTAACCACACACTGGCCAAACGATGCTGATTACAAAGATTTTGAGTCTAAAATCAGTAGTCATACTGACGCTATTAATGAGTACAATAGAATAAATAACATACAAGTAACAAGAGTTATTGAAAAACTTTAAATTTGGAGAAAAAAAATGGCGATAAGAACAACACAAACTTTTAATATACCAGCAGGTTCTATCCGTTTTTTCAAAACATATGCTCCTTTGAGAACTCATATCATGAGAATGATGGAAGCAGGAGAGATACAAACTGAAAAAACTGTGACTGCGAACGCAGATGGTTCACATGCATTAAAGATTGTAAACGTTTGGCCTAATCAAGCGGCATTAGATAAATTTGACGCATTCGTAGAAACAATAGCAGATCAAATAGATGCCTACAACGATGAGCAAGGTATTACAAAATCTGAAAGAACAACAGAAACAGTTTAATAATGAAAGCATTAGATCTAACTAAGAAAGTAACCACAGAATCTTTATTGAAAGAATTTGAATCTAGATTCGGACAAACACTTGACCTTTCTGGGTTAAGCAAGATCCAACTGGAAAACATGGCCAACATGGTTAGAACTAAAATTCATACAATCACAGACAACACACATTTTGGCAGAGAGCTAAATGATGCAAATTATCAAAAACATCAAATGATGTTGGACGTGATAAATCAAGCAATCAAAGAAGTTGATGCAGG